GCGTTCCGTACGCGTGGTTGAAATTGGAAAACTGGAAAACGCCGCATGAAAGGCAGAAAACCGACGCCCCGGCAGATTCTTGAGCGGCGCGGCGCCCGTGTTCGCGGGCCGCACATTGCGGGCGTAATCGCGCCGCCTGGCGTGCCGGCCGCTCCCGCGTGGTTGTGCGACATTGGGCGCGCGGAGTGGGATCGCGTCGTTCCGATGCTCGAAGCGTCAAAGGTTATGAGTCCGCGACATCAGCAGACGCTTGCCGCGTATTGCGATTCGTTCGCGGATATGGTGAAGGCCGACCAAGAATTGCGAACGCACGGGGCCACGTTTATGGACGATAAGGGTAGGGTGTCGAATCATCCCGCGTGGAGTCGCAAGCGTGACGCACGCAATCAAATGCTGAAGATTGCCGCCGAGTTTGGTCTGACCGCTTCGGCGTTGTCTAGGGTATCAGTCGTTGAGCAAAAGCCGCCGCAAGACGAAGACGCCCGCATCCTGTTCGGCTGATTGCCGGTGCAGCAGCTGCTGTGCGGTGCTGTTTTTTGAAAAGTACCTGACGCACGCCAAGGGCGAGTTGGGCGGGCAGCCGTTCCGGCTTGAGCACTGGCAGCGCGACTACGTGCGGGCGCTGTTCGCTGAAGAGAATGGCCGCCGAAAAGTGCGCACGTCCCTCATGGCGTTGCCGCGCAAAAATGGCAAATCCAGCCTTTGCGCTGGAATTGCGTTGCGGCTTCTCATGGAGAACGAGCCAGGTTGCGAAGTGTATTCGTGTGCAGCCTCACGTGACCAAGCCCGCTTGGTGTTCGACATGGCCCGCATTGCCGTGGAGCAATCGCCTACGCTGCGGCAGCACTTGAAGGTGTACCGCAATGCCATTGTGCGGGAAGAGACGCACGGCACCTACAAGGCACTTTCTGCCGAGGCAGGAATTCAGCACGGCCTTTCGGCGCATGGTGTGATTTTTGACGAGTTGCACGTGAGCAACCGCGAAATGTGGGAAGTCATGCTTTCCAGCCAAGGGGCCAGGCGGCAGCCGCTGACGGTGGCGCTTACCACGGCAGGATACGACCGCAAAAGCGTCTGCTGGGAAATCTGGAAATACGCCGAATCCGTGGCGGCCGGGGCGATCAAAGACGAAACCTTCCTGCCTGCGATCTACGCTGCGCCGCCCGAAGCCGATTGGAAGGACGAAAAGACGTGGGCCGTCGCAAACCCCAACCTGGGCGTGTCGATCCGGTTGGACTTCCTGCGGAGCGAATGTGCCAGGGCGGTAGAAATGCCGGCGTACGAAAACACTTTCCGGCAGCTGTATTTGAACCAGTGGACAGAGCAAGACACTAGGTGGTTGCGGATGGACCATTGGGCACAGGGCAACAAGACCTGCCCGGTGGATCTGGCTGGCCGGGAGTGCTGGGCTGGGCTGGACTTAGCGACCACCTACGACACCACGGCGTTGGTGCTGTTGTTCCCGTTGGGTGATGGCACCTATTGGGCGGAGCCGCATTTTTGGATTCCAGACGAAAACGCCCACCAGCGCGAACGCAGGGACAAGGTGCCTTATCTGACGTGGGCGCGGCAGGGCAAGCTGAAGATGACGCCTGGCAACGTCACCGACTACGACGTGGTGCGTGCGGACATCAACGAACTGGCCAAGAAGTACCAGATTCGTGGGCTTGCGATTGACCGCTGGAACGCCACGCAGTTGGCCACGCAACTGCAAGGAGACGGCCTAAACGTCGTAGGTTTTGGGCAGGGCTACGGCAGCATGTCGGCCCCGTCCAAGCAACTGGAAGCCCTTGTGGTGGCTGGCAAGTTGCTGCACGGCGGGCACGAAGTGCTGACGTGGCAAGCCGGAAACGTGGCGATTCAGTCGGATTCGGCAGCAGGAAACATCAAGCCCAGCAAGGCACGCAGCACAGAACGCATTGACGGCATGGTGTCGCTGGTCATGGCTCTGGGGATCCACGCGACCGCGACGGCCCCGCCGCCCGAACAATCCTGGGATCTACTGACGCTATGATCGCCCCCGTTGAAACGCCGGAAAAGTCGTACCGCATTATTGATCTTCGAGGCACTGACGGCGGGTGGAGCGATTCGCCATCCCGTGGCCCGGCCGGCGTTCGCGTCACGCCAGACACGGCGCTGCAATGCTCTGCCCTGCTGGCCTGCGTGCGGCTCATTGCGGAAAACGTGGCCACGGTTCCGCTGCACCTCTACAAGCGGCTTCCGCAGGGCGGCAAAGACCGCGCCCGCGAACTGCCGCTATATCGGCTGCTAAACCAACAGCCCAACGGCTGGCAGACCAGTTTTGAGTTTCGGGAAATGCTGACGGCCCACGCGTGCGTCTACGGCAACGCCTACGCGGAGATTAGAGCCGGCCTGAAGGGCGCGGTGTCGGAACTTTGGCCGCTGCACCCGTCCCGCATGAAGGTAGAGCAGCTGGATGACGGCAGCTTGTGCTACTACTACCGCGAAGCCAACGGGCAGGAAACGCGCTATCGGCAGGATCAGATTTTTCATTTGCGTTGGCTGTCGAGCGACGGCGTGACCGGAATGACTCCCACCACGCTGTCCCGCGATGCCATCGCGTTGGCCCAAGCGTTGGAGGCCCATGGCGGCGCGTATTTCGGAAACGCTTGTCGGCTGTCGGGGTTGATGGAATCTGACAACCCTATCACCGTTGAAACAGCCGAGCGGCTGCGTGAGCAGTTTGAGCGGATGCACCGTGGCCCCGACCGGGCACACCGCACAGCCGTGTTGCCGCAGGGTGTTCACTGGAAAGACGTGCAGGCGTCGAACGAGGCCAGCCAGTTTTTGGAGACGCGGCAGTACCAAGTGATTGAAATCTGCCGGGCGTACCGCGTTGATCCTTCGTACGTGCAGGACAAGACCAAGGTTGGCTATGCCAGCCAAGAGCAGGCCGCCATAGATTTGGTGAGCCAGACGCTCATGCCGTGGTTTCGCAGGTGGGAATCGGCCATCACCCGTGACTTGGTGCTGGACGATGACACGTATTTCGCGGAGTTTGATACGCGCGGGCTGTTGCGTGGTGATCTTGCCGCCCAAGGTGCATGGCTTCAGACGATGCTCAATACCGGCATCTATTCGGTGAACGAGTGCCGCGAAATCCTCAACATGAACCCGATTGGCCCCGAAGGCGATCAGCGGTACATGCAGGCCAATCTGACCACCATGGAAGGCATTGCCAGCGATGCGGCCGGAATCGCAGGCGAGCCGGCCCCCGAGGCCACAACGACGCCACCGGAGTCGTATACCGACCAGCTGCTGGCAACGCCGGCCGCTGAGCCAACGCCCGTGCGGTCCCGCAAGCCCCGCACACCACGCAAGAGAAAGTGAGCCCACGATGGAACTGGAACGCCGTGCCCTGCCGCTGCCGCTGAATGTTGAGACGCGCGACGATGGCGCAACGCTGATTCGTGGCATGGCCGCCAAGTACCGGACTCGCAGCGTGGACCTAGGCGGCTTCACGGAAGAGATTTTGCCCGGTGCGTTTGATGCCGTGATGAAGCTCGAAGGCCGCAATATCGTATCGGCCTGGAATCACAACATGGACATGCCGCTAGGCTCCGAGCGATCCGGCACGCTGCGTGTGTTTTCCACTGACGAGGGGCTGGCATACGAAGTGAACCCGCCGGTCACTCGGGCGGACGTGATTGAATTGGTGCGGTTGGGAATTGCCTACGGCTCGTCGTTCGCGTTCACGATTTCCCGCGACGGCGAAGAGTGGAGCAAGGACGAGAACGGCAACCCGCTGCGGTTTGTGCGTGCCGTCGAAAACCTTTACGAACTCGGGCCGGTTTTGACGCCTGCCTATGCCGACACCAACGTGTCGGTGGCCCGTCGATCGCTGGAACGGTTCCTGCAGACTGACCGCCCGGCGCTGGTGCTGCCGACTCTGAAGCGCAACGCCAAGACAGAGAAATCACTACGCAGGTTTCTTCGCCAGCATGGCCACAAAATCGGGTGACGTGTGCCATCACTGCCGGGCCGCTCGGCTTGGCGTGTACGCATCGGTGGAGCGGGGCGGCGTTTGCACGCGCTATCTGCGCTGCCCGTGCTGCAAGCGGACGGCCAAGCACGTCGTAAACGCGTGCGAAATTCGGCGGCGCTCATTACCTAATTAGGTAACTACCCGCAAGCGTGTTTCTGCAAGGAGTACGGCCTCGGCCCGTAGCGTGCGAATAGGTCAATCACCTACCGCACACTAGGAGCCAAACACATGGCCGCTTCCAAGGTCAAGGAACTGCTGGACGAACTCGCCGCCACGCTTGCCGAGCTTGGCATGCTGGACGAGCAGGGCGCTGCCGAAGAGGCTGGCGAAGGCGTTGATGGCGCTCCGGCTGCAGATGGTTCTGCGGTCGCTGCGGTTGAAGGCCGTCAGGCTAAGTACGACGACCTTCTGGCCAAGGCCGAGCGGATCAAGAAGGCGATCGCCGCCGAAGAGTCCCGCGAGGCTCGCAAGGCCGAGCTGGCCAAGGTGCTGAACCGTGCGGCCCCGGCCGTGGAGGCTCCCGCCAAGACTTCGATTCGTGCCCTTGGGTTTCGCGGCAAGCTCCGCGCGTTCGACAACGAGCGTGACGCGTTCGTGTCGGGCCAGTGGCTCAAGGCCACGATTGGCCACGACGCCGAGGCGCGCCGGTGGTGCCAAGACCAGGGCATTGAAACCCGCGACATGGGCGGCCAGGTCAACAGCCTCGGCGGCGTGCTTGTGCCCGAGGAGTTCTCAAACACGCTCATCCGTCTCGTCGAGCAGTACGGCATCGCTTCAACCATCGCCCAGAACATCACGATGTCTTCGGACACGCTGCTTGTGCCTCGTAGGCTGACCGGCGTGACGGGCTACTGGATTGGCGAGAACACGACCATCCAGACCAGCGACCCGACCGCCACGATGGTGCAGCTCGTTGCCAAGAAGCTGGCGGCAGCCACTCGCGTGTCGAACGAGCTTCTTGCTGACAACGCCATTTCGGTGGCGGATTGGCTGGCCCAGGAATTTTCGCTGGAAATCGCCAAGCGGGTTGACGAGGCTTTCTTCAACGGAACCGGCAGCAATTCGTACGGCGGGATTTGGGGTCTGCTGCCCAAGATCAACGACGGCACCCGCGCCGGCAGCATCGCCACGGCGGTTTCCACGCACACCACCGTTGGCTCGCTCGACGTGAAGGACTTCAACTTGGCACTGGCCAAGTTGCCCCGGTATGCGATCGGTTCGGCCGCGTGGTACATGCACCCCAGCGTGTGGCACAACGGCCCGGCAAATCTCGCCTTGGTGTCCAGCTCAATGGGCGGCAACAACTCGGGCGATTTGCAGAACTTCAACAGCAAGGCACCCGCCACGTTCCTCGGCCTGCCCGTCGTGTGGGCGCTCACCATGCCGACGAGCACCGACCTCACGGCCGGCAGCATCGCGGCGGTTGTGGGCGACCTGTCGCTTTCCAGCATCTACGCGACCCGCTCGCAGATGTCGATTGCGGCCAGCGATGATCGGTACTTTGAATTCGACCAGCGGGCGTATCGCGTCACCATGCGTGCGGATATCAATCACCACAGCCTGGGCGATGCGACCACCGCCGGCCCGGTCGTGGCGCTCAAGCTGGCGGCCTCCTGAACCACCTGAACTACCTAGGAGTTTTCAAGCATGAACCATCTTTCCGGTTCCAAGTCGGTGACGAAGGCGGCTGCGAGCGTTGCGGCATCGGCCACGCACAGCCATGAAATTGACACGCTCGGCTTTAAGTACGCGAGCATTGACGTAATGTTTAGCCCGTTCACGGCTGCCACCTCGTCCTATGCTTCGGTGCTCAAAGTTCAGGAGTCGGACGCCAGCGGCTCGGGCCAGGCGGACGTTTCCGGCCTGTCGGTGACGGCCGGTGCCGGCAGCACTACCGGCGCTTCGGTCGGTGCGGTTGCCCGCTTCAACGTCGATCTGCGAGGCCGCAAGCGGTACCTGACCGTCGTGACGAGCCCCGGCAACACCGTGGCGGTCGTGACCAATGCCCGGCTGTCGAAGGGCGAGACGCACGCCACCGACGCTACCGGCGCGAACGTCAACGATTACAAGTCGCTCTAATCGCTTGACACAGCAGCGATAACGCCCACAGCGGGCGGCTGGGTTCGCCCCGGCCGCCCGTTTGGCGTTTAGGAGCACAACGATGATCGTACGCGTCGGACAAGTCGAGCACGACCTGCGGGTGGAGGCAGCGTTTAGCGTGCCCCGCCTGGGGTTCATGGATAACTATTTCACGGTCATGCAGTCGCTGCTGCCGCTGGGGATTCGCCCCACCAAGATGACGGGCGCGTTTTGGCACGCCTGCATGGACCGCGTGCTGCTTGAGATGGTTGATCGCACAGATTGGATCCTGTGCATTGACTACGATGGAGTCTGGGAGGCCGACACGGTGCAGCGGCTCATGACCGCCGCCATGGTCAGCGGGTACGACGCAGTGGCCCCCATGCAGGTGAAGCGGGACGAAGGCATCCCGATGTTTACGCCAGAGGGCTGCAGCGGCATAGGCAAGGTGGAATTGCCGACTTCGTGGTTTGAGGCTGCGATTCAGCCCGTGGAAACCGCTCACTTTGGCTGCACGCTTTTGCGTTCGTCGGCCCTGAAGCGGATGAAGACGCCGTGGTTTCTGGGCACGCCTGCCGAAGACGGCCACTGGGGCGATGCCCCCGAGGGCCAGGCGTCACGGATTGAGGAAGATATCCATTTCTGGAAACAGTGGCGGGCCAGCGGCCTGACGCTGGGCATCGCGCCGCAGGTGGCGATTGGGCACGCCGAACTGGTCTTTACGTGGCCGGGGCGGGATCTCAAAGGCGTGTTTCAGTACCCGGCGAAGTATTGGGCTGCGGGTGGCAAGCGGCCACCAGAGGCATGGGGATCCGAGGCACACGCGGAGGCAAGCCAAGCATGAGAATCCGATTCATCAAAGCGTGGAAACGGTATTGCGTGGGCGATGTGATTGAAGTGCCAGAGGGCAGGGATGGCATGGCGTCGGAATTGCTCAACACCGGCCGCGCCGTACGCGAGTCGCAGCTGCTGGAAACGGCGGCCGTCGAGCCGGCCGAAGTGCGAACCGCTGACATTACGCCAAGGAGGCGCCGCAAATGAGATATCGCAGCCTTGTCCGCGACACCCAGCCGGTGGTGGAACCCGTCACGCTGGCAGAGGCCAAAGCACACCTGCGCCTTGATTCCGATGCCGAAGATGCACTTATCCAGACGCTTATTGGCACGGCTAGGGCATGGGCAGAGGATTACGCCGATAGGACTTTCGCCCTGACCCGTTGGGCCATGCGTGCCGATTCGTTCTACGGTTCGGTGGGCAGCCCGGCGCAGTTCGGCCTGAAGTCGGACGGCAACAACATCGAAGGCCGCCAGGGCGTTGTGCCGAACATGGACATTGAGCTGCCCCGGCCGCCGATGTCGCAGGCCGAAGGGTACACGTCCGTAGAGGTGGTCTACACTCCCGCCGTAAGCGGCACCACGGCCACGCTCGCCGGCACGGAATACCGCGTGGACTACAACCAGACGCCGGGGGCAATTCGGCCACTGTACGGCAAGACGTGGCCCAGCCACTTGGTTGACCAGAACAGCGTTACCGTTAAGTGGTGGGCCGGGTACGGGATCGACGGGCGAGCGGTGCCGCCTGGCGTCAAGGCGGCCATTCTGATGCTGGTGGCCCACCTGTGGCGTAACCGCGAGATGACGGCCGAAGCGGCCTTGGCGGAAGTGCCGATGGGCACCAAGGCGTTGCTGGATTCTGTCCGCTGGGGGAGCTATCGCTAATGCCACTGGACTCTGGCGACTTATGGGCGCGCGTCACGATTGAGCAGCCGGCCACCTCGCAGAACGAGATGGGCGAAACGACGCTGGCGTGGTCCACATTTGCCACGGTGTGGGCCGACGTTGTGCCGCTGTCGGGCCGCGAGGCCGAGCGCTATGGCGAAATCGTCGGGCTGTCGGCCCACAAGGTCACGATACGTTACCTGCCTGGCCTTTCTTCCAAGATGCGAGTGATTTACGACGGCCGCACGCTGGAAATCGGCCAAATCAACGAGCGGGAACGCCGCTGGATTCACGAACTCATCTGCACGGAGAAAGCCGCCACATGAGCCTGCCAGAAGCCCCCGAGGCGTTTTTGTTCCAGCGATTGACCACCCTAGCGTCGGTGAGCGACTTGGTGGGAAACAGGGTTTTCCCGCTGATCGCCCCAACAGGCACGGCTTTTCCGCTGGTCGTGTACCAACGCACCGCCGTGGCTCGTGAGCGTTCGCTAACCGGCAACGTGGGAACGCCCGTTGTCACGCTTCAGGTAACGACCTACGCAACCTCGTACACGACCGCAAAGCAGACTGCGCGGGCCATCCGCCTGGCCGTGGACAACTGGACTGGCACGGCGGCCAGCGCGACGATCCAGCGCACGACGCTTACGAATGAGTACGACGGCGTGGACATGCCGCAAGATGACCAGATGCTGCCGTACTACAGCGTGGTTCAGACGTTTGAGTTCCGCGTGGAGGAAACAACGTAATGGCCGAAGGCTTGGATTTTGAAATATCGACCAAGTACCGCAATGTCAATTTCCTCGCCGGCAATGCAGTAGCCGACGCATTGCGGTTGGACGTTAGCAAGCTGGTCGGGTCGTGCAATCGGGCCGCCGCACCGGGGCTAATGGCCCTGCGGTCCAACGTAGCCGGGATCAAGTCCAAAACTGGCCGGCTGGGACGATCGCCGGCCGTGAGAAGCAAGGTTTACAAGACCGGCAACAACTGGACCGCCTTGGCCTTGGTGGGCTACGACAGCGGCATAGCGCCGCACGCCTATTACATCGAATACGGCTCGCGCAACCGCCAAAAGCGTGGTGCCATGCCTGCCTTTTTCCCACTGCAGCGGGCCTTTGAGTCCACTAGGGAAACCATGAAAGCGACGATGCAGAACGAACTGCAGAAGATCATGGCGGAAGCGGCGAAGCGGCTGGCCGGCTAACTGCAAGGGTGGCGGCACTCGGCCCTACAAAATACGTAGGGCACACCACCCCGCCATACACAGGAGCGCCGACATGCCAGGGCCGTCTGATTCGCAGGGTTCCAACTTCGTTTTTTCTGGTACCACCTACACCGCCACCAATGTGGGCGTGAAGTACGGCGGTGATCTGCTCGACACGTCGCACTTGGGCCTGGCAAGCGGCGCCAGCCGCACGTATCAGTCGCCGGCGCTGATCGATAACGAAATCACGGTGGACTACTACGGCACGAGCATCGTGACCATCGGTGCCAGCGGCACGCTGGCCTTCGGCGGCACGACCTATACCGCAACGTGCTCGGCGTCCAGCCTCACGTATGCGGTCGGTGAGCTTGTCAAAGGCAATGTCACCTTCAAGGTGAAGTAGCACGGGAGGCTGCCCGTGGCGAACGCATCGCAAGGCATGGCCGTCACGTGGGGCGGCATCGCGCTTGGCGAGGTTATCAGCGTCAGCGTTGACGGCCTCAGCGCCGAATCGGTGGACGTAACCCCGCGATCCAGCGCGTCTAGGTTTAAGAAATATTCTGCCGCCGACAGTGACTACGGCAGCGTGTCGCTCACGGTGCGCGGCACCGCCTTGATGTCTGGCACCAACGTGGGCTTGACCGCTGTTTTATCAATAAGCGGCCCAGGCGCTTCGTGGACGTTTGACAAAGCCATTCTGGAAAAGTTTGGCTGGACGGCCTCGGTTGGCGAACTGCAGCAATACAGCGTCACCTTTAAAGCGGGAGCCTAGCGTGTCATTGACCAAAGAACAGATCCTGGCGGCAGACGATTCAGGGCTTTTGAAAATCGCTGTGCCCGAGTGGGGCGGTGATGTCTATATCCGCGTCATGACCGTGGGCGAGCGCGATGCCTACGAAAACGAATGGCAGCGCAAGAAGGACACGGGCGTAGACGATTTCCGCACCAAGTTTCTGGTTCGCTGCTTGGTGGACGAGAAAGGCAATCGGCTGTTTGATAACGGCGATGTGGCCAAGCTGGCCGCCAAGAGCGCAAAGGTAATGAATCGCGTGTGGATGGCCGCCATGGAACACAACAACCTCAGTGACGAAAGCGTGGAGACGTTGGCGGGGGAATGAAAGCCAGGCCGGATAGGGTTTTCCTGTTCCGCCTGGCTGGCTTTTTAGGGATGACCGTGCGTGAGTTGGGAGAGCGGATGCTGGTAGACGAGTTTCGTGAGTGGATGGCGTTTGACAGGTACCTGGAGCCGTTTGGCCGCGAGTGGGAGCAAACCGGAACGCTCGCGGCGCTGGCGATCGCTCCGCACGTAAAGGGAAGAACGCCAAGGCCGGAAGACTTCATGCCGATTGCACGCCCACCGATGACGGCCGCCGAAATCGCCGCCGAACTATCAAAACTGAATCGCCACAATGCCGAAAACTGATTTAGCTTTTCAGTTGTCTGCAAACGCCAGCGGCATGGCTGCCGGCGTATCGCAGGCCGACCGCGAATTGTCCAAGGTTGGGGCAAGCGCCAAGGCTACGTCGGCCGAGTTTCGCCAAGCGGCGAAGATCACGCAGGAACTTCGCACGCCCGCCGAGAAATACGCCGACACCATCGGCAAACTCGACGCGATGATGCAAAAGGGACTGCTGACGCAGGAGGTTTACGGCAGGGCAGTAGCCAAGGCCGACGCGGAACTGAAGTCTGCCACGTCGAGCATGGACGCCATGGTCAGTTCGGCCTCCATGGCAGAGCGAATCGTAAACGGACTGAGCGGGGCTATTGGCGGCGTGGCCGACGCCACTAAGTCGGTTTCAGACGCGGGCATCAGCGTCATTAAATTCGGAAAAGACATCGCGTGGACGTACCTGCAGTGGAAGGTGTTCACAAGCCTGCGGAATCCTGCGGGCCTGAAAGACTTTGCCGTGGGAGCGCTCAAGGCGACCATGGCCGCCCGCACGATGATCCT